AGAAAGAGGAGAAAAGAGAGAGAAGTGAAACAATCAGAACTATTAACGATGAAATTGATGCAACAAGAGCAGTAAGAGGGCAGTTTCAAACAACAGAAGTGGAAGGTCAAACAGTTGGCGAAGAAGAAGCGGAAAGTTAGACGAGTACCCAAAGATAAAGAAACCAAGATACCTAAAAAATATCTTGCTGGTTTAAAGGGTGCAAAACGAAGGGCTAGGGCTAGTTTAATTAAACAGGTGAGTGCTTTATATCGTGCTGGTTTAAGAATACCTAGAGCCTTATTACAGCGAAGGAACAGGTCATAATGGCAGTAAGAAGAAAACCTTTATCAGCAAAAGTAGTTGCAACATTAAAGGCAAAAGCAAAAAAATCTAAATTATTTAATTTAACCGATTTAAAAAGAAGTTATAGAAAAGGGCAAGGTGCTTTTTTAAGTGCTGGAAGCAGACCTAGAATTCCTATGTCGGCTTGGGCTATGGCAAGGGTAAACAAACTAATTAAACTGGGTAGAAGGGCAACATTTGATAAAGAGATTATTCGTTCTGCTACCAAAAGGAAAAAGAAATAAGTTTGGTTAAACTTTGTATTAGGTGCAAGGTTGCTTTGAAGGAAGTGATTAAAAAGGTTTGGAAATGTCCAATCTGTAAAACAATTATTAACGATAGGTTAAAAAATGGCGAAGTATCGGGGCAAGGAAGTCAAACTAAATAAACCTTTTAGATTGTCAGCAGATGAATCTAAAAATAAAAAGTTTGGTGTTTATGTCAGAAATAAGGCAACAGGCAAGATTAAGAAAGTTACTTATGGTGCAAGGGGTATGTCGATTAAAAAGAATATACCAGCAAGGCAGAAATCTTTTTTGGCTAGAATGGGCGGAGTTTTAAAAAAGGTTAAAGGTCAAAAGTCTTTATCCCCCGCATTTTGGTCTATAAGGGCATGGAAAAAAAGTTCCACATTATAATTCATGTCAAAAATTTTAGAAAAACTAGCAGACCAGCATGAAGAAAGAATAATCAATGTTTTATATAAACTTGAAGAAGATGTTGTCAAAGAAGTTACAAGAGCAACAAAAGGGCAACTGGTTTCACAAAGATTAGCTATTCAATTACGACCAGCTATAAAAAAACTAATTGATGAAAGTTTTTTAGATGAAGCAGACACAATTATAAATCGAGAATACAACAAAATAGCAAAAGAAGTTTTAGATAGATTTGGTGAAATGCCAATCCCAAGTAAATTCAAAAGCCTTACAGAAGTTGACCTTAGAACTATAAATGCCCTTAAATATCAATCATTTAGCGGATTTGAGGACATTGCAGAAAGATTTCTCAAAGTAATTAATGATGAAGTTTATCAAAGTACAATAGCTGGTAGACCTTTTGAAGATATGGTCAGCAATATTAGGTCACATATTAATGGGGTTTATAAATCGTCAAATAGTGCAGAAATAAATGAACTGGTAGATTTTATAAATGAAAACAAATTTGATAATGCAAAGAAAGCACAGGTAGAAGAAGCGGTCAGAAAGTTACACACACAATATGCAAGTGATAGGGCTGGAAACAATTTAAGAAGGTATGCAAGTCAGATAGCCCATGATTCTGTAATGCAGTTTCACGGACAATTCACAGTTGCAAAAGCAAAAGAAGCTGGGCTTACTCATTTTACCTACACAGGCACTTTAGTTCGAGATAGTAGAGAATTTTGTGTTGGTATGCTTAACAGGACACTCACAGAAGAACAAATACGAGAAATGTGGAACAGAAGGTCTTGGCAAGGTAAATCAACTGGTGACCCTTTTATTGTAAGGGGTGGTTATAGATGCAGACATACTTGGCTACCAACAGACCCAGCATGGGGCGAAGAAGCAGATGAAGTACCCGAAGAAACACCAGTACAACCGACAACACCCCCGCCAGTTGTTGACGAAACAGACATATTTCAACCTATCAATCGTGAAGGTGTTACAGAACAAACAATTAAAATAGTTTCTGCAAATGAAGCTACAAAAAGACTAAATAAAATATTTAATGATGCTAGTAAAGATGATAGGTATTTAAATAAAAATAAAGTTCATTATTCAAGACAAAAAGTTTCAGACTTTGGAACTATAGCGGGTTCAAAATTAGATGACGATAGTTTATCTATGATATTGGCTTTGATGCCCGAAGCAGAACAATTATGTAAAAAATTTAATGTGCCTATGATAAGAGGAATTAGAGGTTCAAAAAATGAGCGTTCTTTTTTAGCTAATATGGGCGATGGAACAATGGGTATACAAGTTCAATTTGCAAAAAGAACTTCTAAAAATATTGGAAGCAAATCTGTAAGGGAAGCTAGAAGCAAAAAAATTGAACAACAACTAGATAAACTTTTAGATGAAGAAGTAGTTTTAGTAAAGCAATTAGAAAAAATTTATAAAGAAGTTGGGGCTGAAACCTATTATGAATTTAGAAGAAGCACAGGCATAACTTTAGTTCAACTAAGAGCAGTACAACAATTATTGAAAAAGAAAACTAAAGTTAAAGACAAATATAATGAACTTAATAAATTATCAACTACATCACTACATACCGAAAAATCTAATTGGAAAAGAGGTGATAATTTAAAAGATAGACCTTTTTCAGCTAAAGCATTTGAAGATAATAATTTAGACCAGTTTAGAGCCACATTTTACCATGAAATAGGACATCATGTTCATCAGCAATACAAAATTAAAGATATTAGGGTAAGCCCCGCTAGTGGGCTTGAACCCGAATGGACACAAGTTGAAAGACCATTAGAAAAAAGACTAAATAAAGTTAAAAACATTAAAGAACACAGCCCATCGGGTTATGGAACAACTAATACTAAAGAATGGTTTGTTGAAAACTTTTCACTTTATTATAGGGGCAAAGAAGATTTAGTAGCCCCCGAATTTTTGAAATTACTACAGGAAATAAAAGATGACAAAATCCCTTGAAAAAATAATAGAAATTTTACAAGAAAAAGGCGAAAATCTTTCTAAAGAAGATATTGCACAAATTAGAGAATTGTATGTGGATTTAAGTTTGAAAGAGAATACAATCATCAATGATATCGAAGAAATAATATCACAAATTGAAATAACACCGAAAGAAGATGTAAAGATTTGAAAAAATTCAATAAATTTGATATAAATAGTAAAATGGAGGACATAAATGTCAGAAGAAAATAAAGTAGAACAAACAGAAGAACAGGAACAGGTTACACAGCCCGAAGTTACTGAAGAAAAGCCAAAAGAAAGAATGTTTACAGAAGCAGAAATGCAAGAGATTGTCACGAACAGAATGGCTAGAGATAGAAGTGCCTTGAATAAAAGGTTAGGTGTAAAAGATTTTGAAGAAGCTGTGTTAGCTGTTAAGCAACAAAAAGAAGCCGAAGAAAAACAAAAAATTCAAAAAGGCGAGTTTGAAGAAATCATAAAAAACAAAACTCAAGAGTTTAACAGGGAAAAAGAAGAATTACAAAACCAATTAAGAGATATAAAGATTAATAAAGCATTGTTATCGTCTGCTTCAAAAGGCAGAGCAATAAACCCCGACCAAGTGGTTTCACTTTTACAAAACCAAATCAAATTAAATGAAAGTGGAAATGTTGAAATACTTGATTCAAAAGGTTTACCAAGATATAACAATAATGGGGAACTCTTTACAACTGATGAACTGGTTCAAGAGTTTTTGACACAGAACCCGCACTTTGTATCTGCAACCCCTAGCGGTAGTGGCACAAGGTCAAATGTGGACAGACAAGAACTCAAATCGTCTTTTAAACTTGAGGATTTAGATTTTAGTAACAAAGAGCATAGAGATATGTATCGCAAATATAAAGCGGAAAGAGATTCTAAGCCTAGAGTTATTAATATGAACAAATAATATAGCTATTTTTTTTAAGGAGTAATATATGGCTAATGAAACAACCAGTTCAACCATTTCGGAGTTGTATACCGAGATAGTTGCAGAAGCATTGTTCATTGCTAATGAGCAATCAATTATGAGAAACCTTGTTAGAAACTACACTATTGCGGGTGGTGGTAAATCAGTTGAAGTTCCAATATATTCAGCAGTATCAGCGTCAGCAGTTAATGAAGCTACTGATTTAAGTAATACAGCAGTAAATCCAACATCAGTTACTATAACAGCTTCAGAGGTTGGTATTATGACAACATTAACAGACCTTGCAAGAAATTCAGCTTCAAGAAATGTAGCTGGAGATATTGGAAGATTATTTGGCGAAGCTATTGCGAAAAAGATAGATGGTGATTTATCAGCATTATTTAGTGGCTTTTCTACAGAAAAAGCGGGTGGTGCTGGTCAAGAACTTACTGTTCAAGACTTATTTGAAGCAAGTGCAGAACTTAGAACAAATAATGCCCCAGCCCCTTACTATGGTGTATTTCACCCGAAGCAGATTTTTAATGTTAAGAAATCTTTAACAAATACATTTGCTGGTTTAAATACAGAATTATCAAACGAAGCTATGAGAAATGGTTTAGTTGGTCAGATTGCTGGTATTCAAATTTTTGAATCAAGTAATATTTCTGTTGATGGTTCAGACGATAGTATTGGTGGAGTATTTTCCCAAGATGCTTTAGCTTTGGCAATGATGCAAGACCTAAAGATTGAAAGTCAAAGAGATGCTTCATTAAGAGCAGACGAAATCGTTGCAACAGCGGTTTATGGTGTCGGTGAATTACACGATACATATGGTGTTAAATTAACAGCAGACTCAGTTGCAAGTTAAAACTTATGGGGTGGTTTTTCCACCCCTTTTCATTAAGGGATAGATTATGGATAAGGTAAAACTTACAAAAGACGATAGAGTTATCGAAAGACCTAAAGTAGATTACGAAAACAATATTGATATATGGACAAGAAGGGGTTGGAAGCTAGACGAAGGCAAACCAAAAGCCCCGCCAAAAGACCAAACTATTATCGAGGAAAAACCAACCCCAAAACCAGCTAAAAAGGATAAGTAATGTCCTCAACAGTTTTTAGTGTGCAAAATACACATCTGCAAAAGATACAGCCCGATATTTTAGAATTTGGGATTACAACTTTTGTTGACCAAATACAATTTGCTGAAAATGATGTTATAAGACGAATTAGGGAAGAATGGTGGGAAAGATACAGGCACACAGTTCGTTACAAGGATATTACTAAAGTAACATCTGTTGAAATGGAAAATAGTAAACTTACACCAGCACAATTTGAATTGGCAGTTGTTTATTTGGCATTATGGAAATATGTTTATCCTCAACTAACGAAATGGCGTGACCCCGACACAGGCGAGGGAAAAGACACATTTCAAGTTCAGATTGACTTTTATCGGGATAGATATGATGAAGAATTTAATGCTATTCTGCGAGATGGTGTCGAATACGATGAAGATGGTGGTGGAACTGTAAGTGATAGTGAAAAAGAACCAATTCATCATTTAAGATTAGTTAGATGATACAAGCACAAGCCAAAGTGAACACAATAGAGGTAACGAACCTTTTAAAAAGAATTGGTAGAAAACAAAGGGCTGTTATTAATAAATCACTTAATAGAGTTTCAAACATGGCTGTAATGATGATTACAAAGCGTACACAGGCTGGAAAATTACCCGATGGTGGTCAAATGCGGTCATATGCAAAAGGTACTGTCAGAAGCAGAAAAAAACGGGGTAGACAAACAGGTTTTGTTGACCTTACAGACACGGGCAAAATGTTTCGCAGTTTAGATTTTAGAACAACAGGATTTAAAAGCACATTGTTTTTTTCAAATATGGAGAGAGCAAAAATAGCTTCTTATCACGATACTTTTGGTGTTGGTAGAAGAAAAATTACACGACCATTTTTTTCTATTGGAGATAAAGAAGAAATTAAATTAAAAGCTGAATTTTCAAAGTTTTATTTTAAAGAAATGAGATTATGAGCAAAAGAGAAAACATAGCTGGTGATATAATTACAAAACTTGATGCAGTTACAAGCCCTATCGAGTTTAAAAAAATTACAAGAGAACCTTTTGAAGTTGAAGAATTAAGTGATGCACAATTCCCAGCATTATTTGTGCAATCGGGTGACGAAACAAGGGAAGTATCAAGCATAGGTGATACAGGTGCTGGAACTTACAGGGGAACTTTAGATTTCTTAATTGTTGCTTTTGGTAAAGGCACAACAAGCAACATTGATACAGTTAGAAACCAAATTATTGAAGTTATCGAAGAAACACTTGATAATGATGTAACAAGAAACGGAAACGCTATTGATACACAGATTATTGAAGCAACAACAGACGAAGGAACAATTTATCCCTATGGCGGGGTAAGAATAACTGTTAGAGTAATATATGAATTTACAAGAGGGAGTGCATAATGGCAAAACAAATCACAATGTCAAAAGATGATATGATTATTCGTTGTTCAGAAGACCATATAGAACATTTTAAAAATCTTGGGTACAAAGAACAAAATAATACTTCAAAGAAATCCGAAAAAATGTTAAAACCAAAAGAAGAAGAAAAGGAGTAAAGCATGGCTACACATCACGGAAAAGAAGGTGTTGTTACTATTGGTGGAACGACACTTGGCAATGCAACTGGATTTACAGTTGATACTACACACGATGTTGTTGAAGATACAGCATTAGGGAGTTCAATGAAATCTTTTTTAGTCGGAAGGGGTACATTTACCGCCACGATTGAAATGAATTTTGATGAAACCGATACTGGTCAGACAACAATGGTACAGGGTGCTGAATTAACATTTGCATTTTTGCCCGAAGGCAATGCAAGTGGCGATAGAAAATTTAGTGGTTCGGGTATCGTAACTGGAATGTCAGTTGGTGTTCCCTTAGATGGTGTAATAACTAGAACTGTTAATATTCAAGGCACAGGCGGTCTTACAATCGGCACAGTTTAATTTAAGAGTTAAACATGGCAGATAACAAGATTGATTATTTTAGTGGTGTTCGTGACCATTTTAATAGCCTAGAAACACAAGTTATAGAAGTACCCGAATGGGGGTTGGTAGGTGATATGGCTATCCATACCAAACCTTTTAACATGATGGAAAAGCAAAAACTGTTCAAAGGTGCTACTAATACTGATTTATTAGTTTTGATTGATGTAATTATTACAAAGGCTTTAACAAAAGATGGTGAATTAATGTTTAATGCTAGTGATGCTTTAAGTTTTAAGAAAAAAGCAGACACAAACATTATTGCAGAAGTTGCTACAAAAATAATGGGAACAGGAAACACCGATGTTGATGACTATAAAAAAAACTGAAGAACGATAATGAACTTCACAATATTTTTAGTTTAGCCGAAAGATTACATAAAACAGTTTCCGAAATCTTGCAAATGCCAGTAAGTGAATTTTATATGTGGATAGCATATTATGAAATTCAAAACGAAGAAAGAGAACGGGAAATGAGATTGGCACAGGCAAGAAGATAAATGGCAAGTAAACAAGTAAATATTGACATCATAGCGAAGGATAAAACCCGACAAGCTATGCAAAGTGCGACAACGAATGTCGACAAAATGAAAAATGCAGTATTTAATTTGCGAAATGCACTAATCGGCTTGGGTGCTGGGGTTGCAATTAAATCTTTTATTGATGTTGGTAAACAAGTTGAATCTTTACAAATCAGATTAAAATTTTTATTTGGAAGTGTCGATGAAGGTGCGAAGGCTTTTGATGTCATGGCAAAGTTTGCTTCTAAAGTGCCTTTTAGTTTACAACAAATTCAACAGGGTGCGGGTAATTTAGCAGTCGTAAGTAAAAATGCCGAAGAATTACAAGAAATGCTTCAGATTACTGGAAGGGTTGCTTCTGTTACTGGTTTGGATTTTAGAACTACAGCAGAACAAATTCAAAGGTCTTTTTCTGCTGGTGTAGCAAGTGCAGATATTTTTCGTGAAAGAGGTGTTAGGGATTTACTTGGATTTAAAGCTGGTGCAACAGTTACAGCAGAAGAAACAGCCGAAGCATTTAGAAGGGTTTTTGGTGCAAATGGTAGATTTGCAAATGCAACAAAAGATTTAGCTGAAACATTAGAGGGGACACTTTCGATGATAGGCGATAAGTTTTTTAACTTTCAAAAAGCTGTAGCCGAAGCGTTTTTTGTAGGATTAAAAAGGGAATTTGGTGCATTAGATAAAGCCCTTGAAGATAATCAAAAAACTATTGATGATATTGCAAAATCTATTGGTGAGGGTTTATCTACAGCAGTTATAAAAGCTGGTGAAGCAGTTCGATTTATAAAAGATAACTTTGAATTGTTAAAAGCACTTGGTATAGCGATTGTAGTTGGTAAAATTGCAACCGCTTTTATAAGTTTAGCAACAGCAATAACAACAGCAAAAGGTGCTTTATTAGCATTTAATAGAGTTTCAAGAACTTCAATTATTGGTGCTTTTGTTGGTATCACTACAGCCATTTTGTTTATGAACGATGCAATGGCAAAAGGAGAAAAGCCAACGAAAAAATTAAATGATTTATTGAAAGAAAAAAAGCGACTTGAAGAAATATTAGCAAAAACAAATGGTGTAAATACTCAAAGTTTAAAAAATCATATAAAATTTATTGAATTAGAGATAAAAAAAATCAAAGAAGCTGAAGAAGCCCTTGCTCTACAAAAAGAGCAAAAAGATAAAATAATTGCTCAATCTAAAAATTATGTTGATGCAATAATGAGGGAAGCAAAAGCACTTGAAGCAGTAAAAAATGCACAACCAAAACCCACAGATGGAACAGCTTTTGGAATTGATGCCAGTTTACCAAGTGTTAAACCACAAGCATTAATAGATGAAGAAAAATTAGATGCTATAAAACAAATGGCAAAACTTGAAATGGATATTATGACACAACTTCATAATGACAAAATTAAATCAATAATGGAGAATGATGAATTACAAGCTGAACTTGATAGAATAAGAGCAGATAAAAAAATACAACTTGCACACGATACAGCACGAAAAGAATTAGAAATTCAAAAACAAGTCATGTCACAAACTATGCAATTATTAAAAGCTGGTAGGGCTGGTGAAATAAATGTTGAAAAATTAACAGGTGAACAAAAAACTGATTTAGCAGTAAAGGTTGGAAGGGAAGCATTAGCCGAAATGGCAAGACATAATGAAAAAGCATTTAAATTAAACAAAGCTTTTAATATGGCAGAAGCGATTATGTCAACCGCTAGAGGTGTTGCAAAAGCATTGCCGAATATACCATTAGCCATAGCAATAGGTGCTTTAGGTGCGGTTCAAATAGCCACGATTGCTAAAACAAAATATCAAGGAAGAAGGCTTGGCGGTAGAATGAACAAGGGTGAACCTTATATGGTAGGTGAAGCTGGTGCAGAAATGGTTGTTCCCGATGCCCCAAGTACAGTTATACCAAACAGTAAGTTAAATTCAGTAAGTCAGCCCGTTACAGTAAATTTTAACATAAATACTGTTGATGCTAGAGGTTTTAATGAATTATTGGTAAACAGTAGAGGTACGATTGTAAATTTAATTAATAGTGCAGTAAATGAAAAAGGTAAAATGGCGATAGTATGAGCGGGGCGTTACCAAACACAGATTTTATGGCGATAAATCTAAAAAGTAATCAAAAAACTTTGTTTAGTGAAACAGATAGTGGCAAGACTTTTAGAAGGCAAGTTCAAGGTCAGCATTTTAGTTTTACAATACAATATCAGCCGATGACACGGGCAGATTTTGCCCCAATACAGGCTTTTATTATGGCACAAAGGTCAAGAAAAGAAGATTTTACAGTTACTTTTCCTAGTTATTTCAATGCTTTAGGAAATGAAACTGGCACATTACTTGTCAATGGAAGTCATGCTGTTGCAGATACAACAATAGCCATAGATGGTTTTGCTGGTGATGGTGCTGGAAGATTGAAAGCTGGTGATTTTATTAAATTTGCACATGATAAAGTTTATATGGTTGTTCAAGATGTAACTTCATCAAGCAATTCTGCAACAGTAACAATAGAACCACCATTGAGGGAAGCATTAGCAGATAATAGTTCGGTAACTTATGATAGTGTTCCATTTAAAGTTTATCTTACAAGTGATGTTCAAGAATTTAGCACAAGTTCAAATGATAAAAATGGTAATTTACTTTTTTCTTATGAATTCGATGTTCGAGAAAGTTTATAGTGGCTAGAG